GATAAAGCCTATAGGTAGCAAGTTTCTGCTGTGTTCGACAAAAACCAGTTGGATGCATACAATGTTCTTCGGACGCTGGGGTTTATATATAATGAGTAGTAGTTCAATGGTAGAGCACCGATCTGATACGTCGGGAGTTTCTGGTTCAAGTCCAGACTACTCAACCAAATATGGCGTGTTGGTCCAATGGTTAAGACACAAGATTTTCATTCTTGTAACACGGGTTCAATTCCCGTACACGTCCCCAATATAATGATAGGAGGCATTTAGGTATGCCATACATCTACAAAGTTACAAATAAACAAAACGGTAAATCTTAGATTGGAAAAACGAATTACACTCCGGAAAAAAGATGGAAAGAGCATTGCAAGGATTCTAGTAAAGCATCGACTCAAAATAGGCCATTGTATTCTGCGATTCAGAAATATGGAATTGAACAGTTTGAAGTTCGGTGCGTTGAATACGTTGATGATGCTATTGTTGCTTGCGAACGTGAAAAGTTTTGGATTGAATTTTATGGTACATTTAAGTGCGGTTATAATGCAACAATTGGTGGAGACGGAAGGCCATATATTGACTATGATCTTGTAAAAGCATATTGGGATGCTGGGTTTACAGTAAAAGAAATAAGCGAAAAAGTTGGATGTGATTATGGATATACAAGCGATATCCTAGACAATTTTATTACTCACGATGATAGATGTAATAGGCGTGCAGAACGTAGTTCGAAGACGGTAGCAAAAATCAGTATGGCATCAGGAGAAATATTGGAAATATATCCTTCAGTAAGAAAAGCAGTAGAAGCTATGAAAAAGCCTAGTTCATGCAGTGGGCATATTGTAGATGTGTGTAACGGAAAAAGAAAAACTGCATACGGATACAAGTGGGAATATGTTTCTTAATAATATGCTCCATTCGTCTAGCGGTCAGGATAGGTGACTGTCTATCACCAGACGAGGATTCGATTTCCTCATGGAGCGCCATAAAGCAATTGCAGTTTATTGCTTTTTAAAATCACGGAATTTCTTATTGGACATATGTGCCAGCCGTCTGCTATGACAGAAACTAGCTAAGCACACAGCGCCGTGGCAAACTGTTAGATGTGCTATATACGCTTCGGTAGCTCAGTTGGTAGAGCGTCTGCCTGAAGAGCAGAAAGTCGGTGGGTCGGAACCACCCTGGGGCACCACTTGTCATATGACAAAAACGACCGTCCTTTCGGACGGTCGGGTAGACACCTCTCAGAGTTGTAAAATGCCTCTGAACGCAGCAAGCAGTGTTAGTGCGTAGCCACAAAGTTCATAGGCAAAAGATACAACAGCATCGAGGACAGGGTTCACTACCATGACACCTTGATTAACGCCGTATGCCTAAGGCCACAGCATGCACAAAGCGATAGCGAACCCGACTTCAATTTTCACGAGGATCTTATCCATCTGATCCACCTCCCTGTTTTATTTGCGGACGCGCATCCGCAAATAAAAGTATATCACAGCTCTGAGAACTTTTCAATTATGATCGCCGATACCTGAGATCGTGCGTGGGGTGTAGAAACAACTACATAAAGTATCCTCTCCTAGTCCGGATGTTTGGGATGTGGGTGCATTACCCCATTGTGGGTTTTGCAGTATAACCACAAACCGGATAAGAAAAACTGCATTTGCGCGTCAGTACAGCGAATCGGCAAACGCAGGTGACTCTAAATCATCCGCCTTCAGGGGCATAGTTGGGTCGGCACCAACCTGGCGCACCAGCCTGGGAAGGTCACACAAGAGAACTGGGCGTTGCAATCCGTCTTGAACGGTAAACGCAGGGGAGTGACCGTGAAGCGGAGTGGTTATCCGTTTTTCACATTTATGCCTCCGTAGCTCAATTGGTAGAGGGCTTGCCTTGTAAGCAAGAAGTTGTCAGATCGTGCCTGACCGGAGGCTCCATTTTTTCGGGCAATAGTGTAGTGGTAACACCTCTGCCTTCCAAGCAGATATCACCGGTTCGAACCCGGCTTGCCCGTCCATTTTTAATTATGTTCTCGTGGCGGAATAGGCATACGCGCATGGTTTAGGCCCATGTGCTTCGGCATAAGAGTTCAAGTCTCTTCGGGAACACCATTTATGCACGCTTACCCAAGTCTGGTTGAAGGGGTCAGTCTTGAAAACTGAGAGGCCATAAAGGTGCAGGAGTTCGAATCTTCTAGCGTGCGCCAATCATAAACCTTATAGCTTTGTTGGTTTATGGAAGCTGACGATGTCGCAGCTATCTCTTTTGAGCAAAGCTTTTGATGCCGGGTAGAGAAGATGGTCATCTCACCAGCCCCATAAGCTGGAGACCGCTGGTTCGAATCCAGCCCTGGCCACCATTTGGATTGGTAGCTCAGTTGGTGGTAGCGACAGACTGTTAATCTGTAGGCCGCGAGTTCAAGTCTCGCCCAATCCTCCAAGTGATCGCGTTATATGTCCTACGGGCTATAACCCAGCAGCCCTCTGCGGAGGACTGCTGCTTTTAAATTGAATATAAAGGGTGATAAAGGAATGAAGGAAAACAAAAAACTCATTTTCGATATTTTCGAAAAGGTGAATGGCAAGTCTGATTTGGACTGGTCAGAAATCAGAGATGAGCATAATCTTGAATGTCACCCTGATACTCTGCGAAAGGCGGGTGTCGGGATCAAGATGGCTTCTGACGCAGGCGTGCTGAATTTTGACAAGGCAAGCACGGACACCTATGCAGAAGTATAGAAGGCAAAGCGCCAATTCTATGATCAGAGAAAAGAATACAATAAGCTGCTTACAGAAGAGGCACGATGGGCGCATACGCACAATGAGCTGATTCGCTGCGCAGAAGCTTTGAATGAGAAGAAGATGTTGAAGCGGTTCGCTGTTACTGACCATCTTCGCGTAGTAGCAAGAGAAGCGGTATTGTTTCTTTCTGACTGGCACTTTGGCCTTACCGCAGACAATGTATGGAATAAGTACAATGTAGAAATAGCAGACCGAAGAATTTCTTATTTAAGGGACAAGGTTAGCGATAAACTATTTGAGAATCGTGTATGCCGGCTTCATGTTGTATTGCTTGGCGACATGATCAGTGGTAATTTGCATTCTACGGTTCGCATTCAAAATAGTGAAACTGCTGTTGAGCAGCTTATGGATGTAAGCGAAAGAATCGCAGAACTTGTTTCCGATCTTGCGGACAGCGTTGTCGAAACGATTGTTTATAGTACCTATGGAAATCATGCAAGGTCTGTTCAAAACTTCAACGACAGCATTCATGCCGATAATATGGAACGAATTATTCCCTTCTGGTTGAAGCAGCGCTTGAAGGAACGTGATGATATCACGATCAATGAAGACAATGCTTTTGAGCTTTTACGTATTGCTCCTTGTGGACATGAAATTGCCGCTGTTCATGGAGACCTTGACGCCGGCAAGAGCAACAACATGCTTACTCTTGCAATGCTTTATGAGCGCAATTTTGGCAAGAAGATGGAGTATCTTGTCTTGGGGCATTGGCACCGGAAGTATACAGACGAGAATCTGGGAATTGAACAGATTGGCGTCGGTTCGCTTTGTGGTACTGATGAATATGCTAAGAACAAGAGACTGTTTTCAAAGCCGAGCCAAACCATGTTGATCTTTGATGAGGACGGTTTGGATTCTATACATAATATCGATCTGACCTTCTGTTGACAAGGGGGTCAGATTTTTTATGGCAAAAGCAACAGTAAAAAAGCCTTCCACGGTAAAAATGTGTTTGAAGTGTCTTAATGTTCATCCCCTGACAGAGTTCTATAAGAATAGAAGCTGGGCAGAGCAGAATGGCGTAGACCTGTATTGCAAGGAATGCGCCAGAGAGATGTGTTAGGACAAAGATACTATGCGCCAGTATTGCTGGGAAAACAATAGACTTTGGCGCGATGAAATGTGGGACGCTGCTGAAAAGCGAGCAATTCGAGTGCTTGCGAATAATGCTGACTGGCTCAGTGAGAAGACCAGTAAAAAGAAAAAGGAAGAAATTCGAAATCGAGCAATTTGTAATCAGTTTTTCTTTGTGATGAACCTACAGAACTATTACGTGTTCGTAGACAATACAGATGAAGAAGGGAATATTCGAGACTTTAATCCTGATTCAGCGGACGGCTCTTTGGTGAAGACTGAAAACGGAGAAGCGGTTATTGACGACGGTGCAAGAATCTATAGCCCTGTATGGAACGGAATGTTTACCCGTAGAGAGATTGAGTATCTCGATTCTTATTACAAGAGACTTGAAGATGAGTTTGTTCTTGAAGATATAAATATCCAGGATTACGCGAGGAAGATCGCAAAGGCATCTCTTGAAGCGGATAATCGCTATGATTTAATGCGAATGGGGAAATGCACTTCGAAAGAGTGGCAGGAAGCGCAGAACATTTTTGATGGACTTTCTAAGTCTGCTGCGTTTGCAGCGTGTCAGAAGAAAGACAAGGCTACTGGTAGCAATCAGGTTCTTTGTGAGATTATTCAGAGCATTGAAGTTAATCATTTTGCTGAGATGCCAAAGGTGACATTTGAACCAGACGATATCGATCGCATCCTTGCAGATTTTGCACATACTGATTTTGCAATAAAGTAAAGGGGGTGACGGTGTGGCAAAAGCGGATTAGATTACTTCATATAAAGATGTTGGAACGTGGTGGACACAGATTCTCTTTTGGCGCACCCACCTTGACATATTCCTTGAGCAAGTGCTCAAGGTAAAATTAAAAGACACACAAAAGGTAATTGCTCGTGCATGTGGAAATGCAACAAATATCAAGCTTGTAAAAAGCAGGGGCTACGGCAAGAGTTGGCTTATAGCATGGATTTGCATCGCAATTGCATTATTGTATCCGGATACTCCTATTGCAGTAGTTTCAGCTACAGCGCAGCAGGCGACGATTGTTCTTAGAAAGATTCAGTCTTTTGTAAATACGTACCCTGAACTTGCCCAATATATCAAAATGGTTGGGCGAGAACCTGTTGTTATTTCTAAAGACAAAGGTAGGGTATGGTTTAAGAACGGTTCGAAGATTGAGAGCTATAGTTTAACTTCTGTTGTTGGTGAACGCGCGAAGGTTTTAATTATTGACGAAGCGCCAAAGGCGTCTGAACAAGAAATTAAAAAGTCAGCATCGCCTATTATCAACTATACGCGAGATATTTGCCTTCAAAATGGGTATGAAGATTTTGAATCTATGATTATTAGTATCACTTCAGCTTGTTTAAAATCAAATTACTTTTTCAAAGATTTCGTTGCCACTCTCAACGATATGAGAAGTGGAAATCCTAAGGCGTTTGCTTGTGCATTAGATTACCGATCTGCTGTTCGTATTGGAATTACGAAAGAGGATTTCTTTGAAGATAGAAGAAAAGAATTACCGGAATCCGTATTTGAATCAGAATACGGTAGTATTTTTCTTGGAGAAGAAGCAAACAGCATTTTCCCATACGAGCTTACATCTTCTGTGCGTAAGCTCAAGAGAGTAGAGTATACAATGCCCAAGGGCAGTAAAGCATGGTACGTAATCAGTGTCGACTTGGCGACTTCAAATGCAAAAGGATCAGACAACGCGGTTATTACCGTGCTGAAATGCACAGACAAGGAAGATGGTTCGGTTATTAAGCAGCTTGTCTATATTCGATCTTACAATGGTAAGCGTATAGATGACCTTGCTGAAGAGGTTCGAAGGACATATGTGAGATTCCCTAATACGGAAAAGATTATATTTGACCAAAGAGGATTGGGTGATTCTTTCCCGATCTTTTTTAGTACACCTTGGGTAGATCCTGATACGGATAAGGAATATCCACCGTGGTGCTTGGATGACGAACCGAGCCATGTGGCAGTGCCTATGTTGCAGAGCTTCAAAGCAACAATGAACTTGAACCAAGAGCTTATAACTGCTTTACGTGTTTCTTTGGAACAGAAGACCTTGTCTATCCCGATTGATTCAAGATCGGTAGATGCAGATGATTCTGAACGCACAACCCCTCTTAGAAAAGAAGAGAAGGCGATTTATATAGAAACCGATGCATTACAGGTAGAAATGGGAAATCTCGTAATGAAGGTTTCTGCCGGCACAGGCAATGTGACATATGATACAGCCAAACAGAGCCAACATAAAGATAGATACTCTTCTTTGGCAATGGGTGTATGGTATGTTTATAAAATTGAACAAGAAAACAAAAAGACAATTGCGGCACGATCACGAGGAACTGCTTGTGTTGGCGTCGTTTCTTATTTATAAGGAAAGGAGGAGATAAGATTTGGGATGGTTTGATAGATTCAGGCGACAGCCGGAAGTAAGGGTTGAGCCGAGACCGCAGGTGTTGGCTGCGTTGGTAGACAGTAATGAAGAATATGCTCATACCTACGATAACCGAAATATTACGTTTACAGGCGATCTTTCGAACTACGACTATGATGCGATCCTCCGAGATAAGCAAAACAATATCAACAGTCTATATGAGCTGAGCGATTATTACATCGACAAAGATCCAATTTACAGAGGCATTATTAAGGGTGTATATGCAGCATTTAGTGTCTCAGATTGGAAGTTGATTGGGGCAAATGAGAAGACAAAAGAGAAGTATGAAGACTATTATCGCAGAATTAATTTGCGAGATAGGATGGCTTCAATTCTTTATCAATACTTCAAGTACGCAAATGTGTACATCTAGCTGATGGAAGACGGCAGCATCATCACTTTGCCTGTTCATAAATGCAGGATTTCAAACATGATGCTGAATGGAGAACCTATTGTTGAGTTCAACGCTCAGACGATCTCAACTGATATGTTTAATCAGGGTGCTGCAGCAGAAAAACCTTATGTAGACGACGAACAGATTGACGAACGCCTTAGAGGATTTCCTCCTGAGGTTGCGGATGCTGTGAAGTCCGGCGCACAATGGGTTCAGTTAAACCCTGAAAATACATTTGTTCTTCAGGACATCAAAGAAGATTGGATGAGATATGCGATTCCGATTATTGCATCGTGCTTGACTGGGCTTTCAAAGAAAGCCTTGATCGACAACTACGAGACAGCTCTTTTGAATTTAGGCATCAATTCTTTTGTTCATGTTCGTTATGGCAACGACCGAAACGACAATCCGAATTTGATGCCGAACCGTGAAGAATTGACGGCTGTTCAGAATGTGTTTAAGCGTGCGATGCTAAGCAATAACAATAGCGCTCTTGCTGTTACGAACAACTATGCGAAAGCTGAAGTGATTCAAGCAGACGTTAGTCAGTTGTTTGAATACGATAAATATAAGGGCGTGAATTCTGAGATTCTTTCTGCTGGTGGTATTTCTGGAATTATCGTTTCCGGACGTGCAGAAGATGGTTCTACCTTTGCGTCTGCACAGGTGAGCATCAATACAGCAGACAAGAGAATCGAATTGGCTCGCAAGAATTTCTGTGAGCTGATGAACAAGATCAACCAGAGAGCAAACGGAACTGCTATGACTCGCAGTGCGAGTGATAAGGTTCCGCAGTTTACACTGGTTCCGATCGATTTGTCTGGCAATTCAAAGTTCCAGAAGACTTGCATGGAACTGTGGCAGCAAGGTTGCATGTCTACAGAGACTTTGCTTCAGACGCATGGTTTTGACTTCAAGCAAGAAGTAACCAGAAAGCAGAAGGAAATGGATGATGGTACTTTTCAGCTTTTGAACAAAGATATGAACAATAACGATTCTACTCAAAGCAGTGAAGGATCTTCAACTGGAAAAGCCGGCAGGCCAACATTGACAGACGAAGAAAGAGAATCTGATCCATCAAAATCAGTAACCGGACGAGCACCGAAACCGTCGCGTCCTGAAGGATCAGAAAGCAATGAAGATTAACGTC